CAGAATCGTCATCATTAAACCGGATCGACTGATCAATCTCGTAGACAGCACCAGCAGCCGCCGCCTTGGATGTGCCTTGGATAATTGACATTAAGCAAACACCGCACTGGTGACGACATAGGCGTTCGTGCCGTCGTCGTAATACGAGAGCCAGTAGGTGCCAGCCACGCTGATCGTCGTAGCCAAGTTAGCATCACCCTTGGTCGTAGCTGCCAGAGAGATCGCGTGACCGCCGCTGTTGTCCAGCAGAATGTTGCCTGACTGTCCCGCAGTGTGGTTGGTAAACGTCAAAGCACCTGTGCCGGTAGGCGTACATTTGAAGTTGTTCGTGGCATTCTGGTCAAAAGACAAATCATTGTCCGTGGAAATAGTACCACGCTGACTAACGGTAAACGTTTGAGCAACGTCAGTTTTAGCAGTATCATCGTCATGTTGCTGAAGAGTTACACCTAGATCAGCAGAATCATACTTAGTATTTACTGCCGTTTGAACCGCAGCAAATTCAGTATTGAAGTCTGCACCAGAAATAATTTTATTTGGGTCTGAATCAGCTAAACCATCTTTACCGGACCAGCTAACTTGGATTGTATAGTCACTCATTTGTTACCTCTTAGATTTAACTGTTGGAAGAATATCTAGCTATTCCGTATAGTGATCGCGGACTTCCAAACAACGCCTGATCTCCTGCAGCAACAGGTGATCTTTCGTCCTGACGTTGATTAGAAAGCTTTATAAAAAGTTGCTGCCTGTCCCACTTTGGAGTTTGACTACGAGGAAAAGGTTTAACTAAAGGCCTTGTTCTTCCTCTGGGCATTAAGAAACTCTAAGTCTTTCTCCTGCCCAACGAGCAAGGTTTTTCTTTTTCTTTTCTTCCGTCATTTTTTTCTTTTTCTTTTTAACGAAACTACCAGCTTTTCTATTTTTAACTGTTTTCATTTTACAACCTAACCCCGTTTTCCTTGTTTCTTTTCTGTACTAACGCAAGTAGTTTGTTTCTTTCTTCATCCCAAATATCTTTTAACCCCAAAGTATTTACCGAAGGATTATCTGTAATGCTGCGTTGTATTTTACCTGTTGGTATTTTTAAAGCAAAAGTCTTAGGAATTGTGTTTTTATCTTTTGGTGTAAACAAACCCCCACTCTGTATATTAATAGCCTTAGTAGTCGGAGCAGTAGTTTTTTCTTTTGATTTACTTTTAAGTTCTCTTCCGTTCTCTACGTCAGGTTTTTCGTAGGATTTATCTTTAACTTCTTCTAAGTCGTCTTCTTTAGAAAGCGCCTCAAGAAGAGATTCTAAATCCTCTGACTCTTCTTCAAAGCCGTCTCCCTTAAACTCTAATTCGTTTAACTCAAGAAAATTCTGTATGTCTTCTGGAGATGCTGAAGGATTTGAAACTTTATAAGTTTGTGTAATTAAATTAGTGTACAACTGTTTAATTTTATTTTTGATTTTTTCAAGCTCAAGATCATAGCTTGTGTCTGTTAAGGCCGACTCAAGAGTTAGCATTAGGATCGTACTCCATTTCCATTTACTTCATGTTCTCTTACCCAACGTTCATCTGAAGTAAGAGTTTGAATATTTGGTTTAGAAACTGCTTGAACCATGTTGCTTCCACAAAGATTACACTCAACGGGATCAGAACGTTCAACTACTGTACGAAACTCTTCTTGAACATTATAACAAGTTCGGCAAGCATAGTCGTATGTAGGCATAGTTCCTCCTGAGAAAATGGGGACTCCAGAGTTACCCGGAGTCCCCTAGACTACTTAAGCAGCCGGTACAACAAAAGCCACACCAGCGTTGTCACGGAGTTCCGAAACACCGTACAGCGTATCAGCCGTGAAAAGATCACCAAGATACTCCTGCTTGTACTGAGTCTGGGAGCGAACGCCCATCTGTTCAGCAAGGCACAGAGCATCCTTGTGCATCATAACACCAACGCGCTGTGCATCGCTGTTAATTGACGGGCAGTTAGACGAAACAAAAACGTCCATGCCGTAGATGCTACCAATCTTCCCGGTCTTGATTGCTTCGCCGTTACCAATGAACTGCTGCTCAGTGAAACGGTTGATGCCAAGCATGTCGTTGGCAGCAATCGGAGGAATAACCATGCAACGGTTATCCATAGGAACATCGGCGTTGTCCAGCTTAAGGATCATGGCACGAATACCAGCATCCGTAATGTCGGTAGCGTTTGAAGAGGCACCCGTGTACAGAGTCGTACCGTCACCACCGATAACAGCCTTTTCGTACAGAGCCGCACCCGTACCACCAACAACACCGCCCTGAAGACCCTCAGTAAGCGCGAAGATATCGGTATCAACCTGAGTAGCAAGAGCGTAGCCAGCGTCGTCGGTGTAGAACCGGCGAAGCGACTGAAGCGACTGAACTTCCGTGATGTCTTCGATCAGGACAGAATATTCATAGTGCTTGTTAATGCTGACCTGAACTGTATTGTGCGTGTCACCCTGAAGCGTAACCTGAGAGTTAGCTCCCTTAACATTAGCCGAGCCACGAACAGGCGCAGGAATGTTGATTGCATCGCCTTTTTTACCGGCATGGTTGATGCGAGTAACGACATTACCAAGAACAAGATTTTTCTTGTATCCGGCAATAACTTCATCCGACCACAGTTCGGGGATAAAGTTTGCTGCAGTCGTAATAGTCTGATGATTAGAACCCAAAGCCATTGTATTTACTCCTTAAATCTTTGAGGTTATTTCACTCGACCCTCTGCGTATGCTGCTAGGATTTCATCCTGTAGTGCTTCATAACGCGAAGGATCATTTGTCTTTAGTCGAATAAGATCGGCTCTACGGTAGATTTTCTTACCGGTTGTGGATTCAGAAGAAGTCCTAGATACACCCTTGCCAGCTCTGAGAGCTTGGCTACGGTTAGCAGTTTTAGTTGCTTCCGCTTCTTGGGTGTTGCTAATCAAAGACCGCTCTTTCCAGTTATTGAAAAGTTCCATTGCGGCATTATAGTCATAGCGATTGTGAGCAGCAGAAAAAAGATTCTGTCTCACTGGACTGTCCTTAACCCACTCCTGAAATTTAGTATCTTGAACGATATCTAAAAAGTCAGGATGCGCCTGTTGAATTTTCTGAGTTGTAGCATTGATATGCTGTATCTTCTGCTGCTCTTCAAATTCACGAAACTTCGGATGATTTTCAATGGCTTTACTGACTGCTCGTTCAGGGTCATCAAAAAAATCTACATCCTCTTCTTGCGCCATTGTTCCGCTGTCGTTGTTGGCAACCTGTTGCTGAAGAATACCATCGGTCAGTTTACGTAGTTCACCTATTTCCTGACCTTTTCTTCCCAGTTCTTTTTCGAGATTTTCGTATGAAGAAACAATTTCCTCCATCGATTTACCCTGAAACTTTTCAGGGAGTTCGACCTCCGGTTCTGCTTGAGGTTGTTCCACTTCTGGAGCCTCTTCGATACTCGCATACTGTTCAGCTTCCTCGGCAGTCTCTTGATATTCTTCTACAACAACACTATCCATATAACTAATCCTCCGTCTAAAATAAGATTATGGAGTTAAAACAAGTTGGGATTAGGTTTTAATCTAATTGATCCAACGCTAATTTAGTGGTTGCTTCTAGATTTATAATCATGTTTAGCATGTCCACTTGTCCTCTCCTTAAGAAGAGGGTCTTCTCGTCGTCTATAGTCTGAATGTTTTCTAACGATTGTGCAAGCTCTTCCAGTTCTTTTGAAAAGGAGAGCCAAGCGTCATTAGTAAACAGACTTAGACGTTGCTCAAGAATTTCTTTATCGGTCAAGCTTGCCTCGCTTTAGCAATATTCAGAAGCGTTTCCGATTGTAGATGCTGCATTTCAGGACCGTTACGCATTGTTTCGGACCTTACGTTTTCAGAATCTACTTTAATTTTTTCAATACGTGCTAGTTTTTCAGCAAGATCAACCTGCATCTTAACCATGTCAACTTCGCTAGGAACACCCTGAGCATCTGAAGTAAGCTTCACTGCATGAGCCGTATCCTTCATAGCGCCAGCTTTCATTTCTTCAATTTCCATCTGAAGTTTCTGAAGCTCAAGCTGCTGAACCAACTGCTGAAGCTGCTGCTGTTGGGGATCAGGCTGCATTGTCATAGCTATAGCTTGTTTCATCTGATCACGATTAGCAGCGGAACTGTTTTCAAAGATGGACATAAGAAGCATGGAGTGTGGAGGAGTTCCCGGCTGGGTCATGGACATCAACTGAATAAGCTGCGTCATCTCTAGCTCTTTTGCCATAATTCCCATGCTTGAGTAAGCTTTAAACTTGTAGTCCCCTGCAGGATAACGTTCCGGTGAAAATTGAATGTAGCGCAGTGCCGTCTTTTCAATCATAGGAATAAGGAAGTTTTCCTGAAAATTCATAATGGTGCGTTTCTGTCGCTTAATAGACGCTGCCTGAATCATGGACATTCCAGATGCCGTAGAGTTTCTGGGGTTAGAAAAATTACTATTGGCTCCGTCCATAGCTCCGGTTCCCATTTGAACCATACGCTCTAGCTCTGCACTTTCAGTAAACGTATTCTGTGAAACATTTCCAAAGTTCAAAGGAAACAATGTAGCTCTTGGGTCGCCATTCGTAAGAATAGTCTTACCGGCCTTAACTTCAAACTTAACTCCCCTTGGAAGACGGGTAGCATCTACTCCCATCATGGGATGAGTGGTCAAAGCTAGTGCGTCAATCCTCGCACGAAGCTCTGCATCAAGAGCTTTCTGAGGATTGTAACCCTTTTCTGCTATGCCACGACCCCAGAATTTATTAGGAACACGGTCTAGCTGGAAAGAAACGAATGGGCGATCTTTCATCAGGTAAGGATTTTCTGCTGCCTTAAGAACTACAGAGTCGTTAGCAATGACTACAACAGCTTCTACAAGTTCGTCATCTTCGTAGTCAAATTCTTCGTATGTTTCGTCATTCTTAGAAGTCAAATACTTTTTGGGAACTCGACCCCAGTATTCTACAATCTTAACTTTATCCATGTCAGAAAGATCAGCAGAAGATTCGTCATCGTATCCAAAATCTACTTTATCGTAACTGCCGAGAGGTTTATCTTCGTAGACACCTTCCTTAATTCCTTCCATGATTTCATACTTTGGCTTGGTAACGATCTGCGCTACACCCAAAGCAGCATCAATAGACGTAACACAAGGATCAATAACAAACTCTTTAGGAGTAAGGGAGTCTATTTTTACAGCAGTGATTACTGTTTCAACAGTTGATACCTCTGTAGTAAGCGTATTGGGAACAGGAGCTTCAAAAGGAACTCTTTCAATTTCATCTACTACGTTTATTTTAGCAATGCCAGTACCGTAAATAGCAGCATTTAGAAGGCATTCAACAATAGCGTCCTTGCATTTGTTTTTTTCAAGGTCTTCCTGAAGAAGAATTTTAACTACTGTAGCGTCTGTAGGGTTTTGATCAAGAACGTCATCTCTCAAATCAAACCACTGATCCCTTCCAAAGATAGCTTCTTCCAGTTCAGAAACAGTAGACTCAATGGCTTGCTGGGTAGCAGGAGAAATTAATTTAGACTTTTCAGAGTCACGCATCTTGTCTTCGTATGACCAGACGCCACGCCAAATACGGTAGTATTCGTCCCACTTGTCCATATAGTTAAGATTACGGTGGTCTTCCCACTCTTCAACCTTATCCATAATCCACGTAGCTAGGGATGCTTGGGGGTCTTTATACGACAGTTCATCCATAAATTAATATCCCGATACAGTATCTAATGGTTCCCATTCTTCGATTTCTATTGACTGTGCAAAGTCCGCAACTGAGACTTGATCTATGTAGGCCAGAGAATCCAAAAGGTCATCATGGGATAGAGAACTTGGAAAGTCTAGCATTTGAGAAATAAAGTCATGGTTCCAGTTAGCTTTTCTAAATTTAATCTTACCGTGTTCCATCCTGCCTTGCAAAGCCCAGACTATTCTGTCTTGTTTTCTTTTGCCGCCGTGAGTTACATCGGTAATGTTGATCCATTTACTTCTAGTACGCATCTCGTCTTCGATGTAAGGCATTACTGCGTTTTTCAGCGCACCTGCTTCAATACCTACGGTGCTTGCTTTAACATCAGAAGCTATATCAATAATCTTTGTAGCAGTTTCTTTTACACCCCACCTACCGTGGTGAATATCTTTTACTAGCCACTCGTCGCCAACGATTTTAACCACTGATATAGCTGTTTCATCCAGCTTTGAACTTTTAATACCACGGCCTTTGTCAGCTTTTTCGTAACCTGCAGGGTCCACCGACACCACATAATGGCCTTTTGAATCATCGTCGAAGACATCATCTTCAGCATACGTTACCCACTCCTCTTTAAATACACCACCAGAAAAACTTTCGAAAGTTGCTTCAAACTCTTGTCGAAATGCCTGAGTAGACATTGATTTTTTAGCTGCTTCAATTTCTTCTGGATCAAGGAATGGATTATCAGTAGAGTTAAATTGAAACGAATCCCAGTTATCTTCATTTTCCGGTAGCTGTGCATCCTTCCACAGTTGAAAGAAGTGGTTCTTACCTGCGGGTGTTCCTATGAACAACGCGCCGCCCTTGACATCTGCCAAGGTAGGCCTAAGAATCATCTCCCATACCTCTGGTTTCATAGAGGCGTACTCATCCATTACAACATACGCTAGACCTACACCTCGTAATGTATCTGGCCTGTCTGATCCCTTTAGATAAATCTTCCTGTCATTGATCAAAGTAAGTGTGGCAGTATTCTCATGCGCTGCTTTAATTACATCTTGACCAACATCTTTAAGAATACTCCAAAGAATATCTTTGGCCTGTTGGAACGTAGGTGCGACGTAAAAGACATCCTTTGCTGGGCTTTGTAGGGCCTTAATAATTAGAACCCAAGCAGCTAAGTAACTCTTACCAAAACGTCTTCCGCAACTTGCTACTTTAAAACGTTTCTCTGACTTAAAGATTTCCATCTGTGCATCATGGAGTGATACCTTAAGATCAGTCATTCTTTTTTTCTTCTACGTATTCAGCTTCGATTGTCTTAAATTCTTTTTCTTCTTGTCTTTCTACCGCTTTAACACTGTCAATAATAATATTTATTCCTAAATCTTTATGCTCTGTTGTAATTTCTACAGCTTTTGTAGTAGGAATAATTCTATCCATGCACATCTTAAGGCAGTGCCGGTCACCTTCTAATGCTAACTCAATAACCTTGTTTACAATCTCTGGTCCTTTAGAGGACATAAGTTCTCTTGAGAGTTTTGTAAATTTATTAAGAGAACCTTTTGGTCTTCCTTCTGGATTCAGGGGTTTCATTCCCTTACGGAAATTAGGATTGCCTCTTTTCTTTTTTACTTCTGCATCTGACATTCATTACCCCTGACTTTGCCCTACTACGTAGGAAGTCTACCATTTTTTACAACTCCAGTACCTAGCACTAAGTTTATCTGGAGGACTTGTGTCGCACTTATGTCTCGCACGGAAACTCTTACGGCGATTAGGCTGATCCTTTTTGATTGTCATGTTTGGATCACCAAACCTAATTAGCTTTACAGTGTCACCTTTCTTAGCAGCAACTGCAAACTTTTTAGATTTTCCCGGAGTTCTCTTTGGTTTATTGTAACCTGAAAACTTTTCGCCACGATAAGTTATCATTTGTTTTTCTTAGTCTTCTTTTTCGTAGTTTTCTTAGTAGGTTTCTTCTTACCGTAACCGTACATGACGACCTCCTTTAAAAGACAAACTCCAAAACCTAGTGGTTTTGCTTACTTAAGAAGTCTTAAGATGTTACTAAGTTATTAATTTTAATAAACTACTTAACGAATAACCTAAGATGTCTTAAGTATAACTATATTATACCATATTTAGAACCTAAAGTCAAGAAGTTTCTTAGGACTTCTTAGGAATACCCCGCCCAACCTGAGAAGTCAAGAGTTAATTTTAGTATGCTCAAGTTAATTATCTAATTCGCAGACCTCCAAATTGCTTCTCATGTGGTCCTGAGGGTATATAAATAGAAGCGTTGGCTCCATGGGTCCCTCCCGGTAGGCCTGATTCCTTATGAATACGCGGGAAGCTTCTCAGGAATTCTGCAGAGGTCCATAGCAGTCCGTCGCCATGGTATTCCGTGGTAGTACACGAGTTATTCCGTGGTAGTACACGGGAACAGGGCCTGAGAATACGGGAGAATACCTGAGAAGAAAGAATGCATGAGTATGGTATT